AGGACAGCGTTGGTGGGGGAGCCGCTGTTTGTCACTGCTGCTGGGGTACCCGTGGTGACCGTACCAATGGAAACGGACGCCGAGGTCCCAGCTGTTCCGGGAGGCCCTTGGGGCCCCGCGGTTCCAGTGCCGCCGCCGCCAATAATACCGCTGCCGGCAACCGGAGCCCAAGTGCCGTTGACAACCCCAAGAACGTTCCCGTTGGCCCCCGGAGGGAGATGGGTTCCGTCACTCAAGTTCAGCGCCGGTGGAGCTTGTAAAGTAGGGGTCAGCTCGAGAGCCAGCATGCTCCCACCGGAAAACCCTTGGAGCGGATAGCTCATCGACTGAGCCCCGGCCGCACCAAATTTGTAGCTGTCAACCAGACCTGTACCGGTTTTCACAAGCAGGGTTTGACCGGGGCCGACGCTGCCGGATGCACCGTTATAGGTTACTGAGTAGAGTAGATCCTCGGCATTTGCCGTCGTGTTCGGGAGTGTCAATGTAGTCAAGGGCAGTGTTGTCGATACTGGTACAGTGACTACACCTTCAACTCCATTTGAAAACATAAACCCGGCCGGCGGAGCAAACTGCACTATGTTAACCGTTGGATAATCGACCGCAGGACTAAAGCGAACCCTGAATGTATCAGAACCGGCAGCAGCTGTCGGGAAAGCTGTCGCCAACATTTTGGATTTTATCGAAAAGGCAATTCCAATCGTATCCGTAATTGAAACGGTAACTCCACTAGGAAGCAGATGTCCTACCGAACAAGCTGAACCTGCCGTGCAATAGCCAAAACCAAAAACAATCGGTTGATTAGCGGTGATTGCCGGCAGTGTAACATCAACTTCGGTTGCATTTTGGCCCGCATTATTATGAGCGGTGGCTGAAATTGTTTGAGCAAATACCGGAGAAGAGAGGATAAACGTAATGAAGCCAACCAATAGCGCTTTCATGGAGGTCCCTACTCCAAAGGTGTATCCTATGAAGTGGGACTGGTACCTATACGGATCAACCTTACTGCTGCTGGCGGTTCTGTTGGAAGGATTTACGGCGCGAGTTTTGGCGGATCTCTTTACGCTCAACGCTATCCTGGATGCCTTGAATTCGCTCCGGGTTCTGTATCCACTCCGGCGCCGGCCGGATACCCATCAACCGCTCTGCCGGACTGATATTGGTTCCCTTCAGCGTTTGCCCCGTTAAATTCAAACCCGTCTCGAGGCCGATTGGAAGGAACTCTTCAAGAATTGCATTCCCAAGTTCCCCCATGTGCGAAGGCAAATCCCACTTCTCCGGGTCTTTGATATCCGAGAAGATTGGTTGCCCCGCCCAGTTTCGATTTGTAGCAATCCCGGTCATTAGTTGCCAAAAGGGATTAAGTTTGCCTACCATGTATTGCGCGGTTTGGTGGAGCAGGTGTTCATAGCTGGGGGCACTTTGAAATAAGCTGTACCACCGTAGGGGCTCCTTTTGTTCGCCAGGCAGTAACGCACGCTCAGGGGCTCCTTCAGGTGTTGTGCCGCCGGTCCGGGGGGTCATAAGGTCTGTTCCCGGTGTCTGCACTGACGGCCCGGCTAATCCGGTTTTAAAATACTGGTAAAGGGCTCCCATGATGCCAAATGCAACCGGGTAAGCCAGCAGATATCGAGCGCGAGTGCTGAGTTCGTTATTCCACACCAAGTCTTTAATACCGCCCCCAACCGCTCGTATCGTACCATATTCCCAGCCTACCGATACTGCAGATAGGTTGAAGGCTTGCTTCAGTGAGCGGTGCCAGAACAGGTTATCCTGGACCATCTCGCCGAACCGGTCATCCATGCTATCGGAGAACTTCCGTCCCTGACGCAGGATCGCTTCCTGATCGGCCATAGGGTTCTGCTTCATCCAGGCTTCCATCTCGTCAGCCCAAGCAGACATCTTTATCCGAGGTATAACAGTGTCAAACAGTTGCTTTTGTCCTGGAAGTGCAGCCATTGCACGAGCAAGTTCATGACCGAAATACGAGACCATCCTAGGAGCTGCAAGGGCCCATCGCTTTCCAGCGGCTTCGGTATCCGCATCACCCAGGGTTCGCTGCGCCCCGTACTTTAATTCCATTGCAAGAGAGCCGCGCTTCCATGCGTCTTGCCAATTCTGTGCCTGGGAGTAGCCGTACTCCATACCGCGACCTGTTGCCCGGCCCCCAACCTTGGCGTAGAGGTCGGCTAGTTGCGACATGAGCGGATCGCCGCTTGTTTGTGTAGTTGAAACAAGGGGCTTCAGACGTGAGGCGCCATTATCGAGGGACCCCATTATTGGAAAATCATTGATGGCATCATATAAACCGTTTGCGATTGCCTCAGCTTTCGGAATGTCTGTATAAAGAACATTGTTAGAGCCACCGCGGTAATTACGGGCATAATTTTCCTGTGGGGTGACAAAGGTTTTACCGGTAAATCCACTAGCATCCTTATACTGGGTGCCGTGATAGTATCGGATCATTCCAGGAGCCGGCGGGGCTGTAGCTGTCGTTATTATAGGAGGGTTGAGGTAGGCTTTCTGTAATGCTCGGCCGCGGGTATATCCACGGGCCAGAGCTGGGAGCACAGTTATACCGTACCCAATGTCTTTCATTCCGTCAACAAGATCGAAGTGAGCTAGTTTCCCTAAGCCGTTTGCAATAGATGAGGCGACGGTTGCGTTGGCAATCACGGCTGCATGATAGCCTGACATCCCCAGCTTCATTCCGGTCATGAAATTTGAGGCTTGTTGCAACTTTTGATATACACTTCCGCCAACCGGCCACTCATAGAAGCCTTTGCCGACCACCGCATTGTAAGAGCTGGCATATCCCGGTGGAGCATAGGCGCGTTGGATCTGACCAGTTGGGAAGCCGTACGGACGAGGCTCCGCAGGTTCTGCCCCACCCTGCAATTCAGCAAGACGTTCCTGTTTTGCCGCTAACGTATCTTTTAGTTCCTCGATCTTTGCTTCGGTTCCTTCAAGGCTTTCGGAGGTAAATCCACTTTGCCAAGCCCTCGTAGTTGAGCGGCCGACTAATGACTGCCAACCTGGGGGGACTTTGCTTTGCGAACCTACATATTTCACATAGCCGGCATCTATCCCTTCTTGTAGCACCCGATGTGACATAAGGTAGTTGGTCATACCGGTTATGTAGTGCAGTGCATTCTCTATTGGATCAAGCTTTACGGGCTGTAGTCCGTTGGCGATACCCTCAGCTATTGTTGGAATGGTTCGTTTCTGTAAGCTTGCACTTGTCCCCTGGCGGCCGCCACCGAAGATCTGATCAGCCTTGGTTGGGTGGGTCCACAGATGCCGATAGTAGTCCTCGATAAAACTTCCTATCTCGATGTTCCCTTTTGCAGCTTCGGCTTCAATCATCTTTCGGGTGTTCAACATTAAGGTCCTGATCGCGTCTGCAACAGGCTTCAACGGGCTCGTATCTGCCAGTTTGCCGCCCCCAGTCCCTCCTTCCATATGATCAATCAGGTGCATGATATCGGGAGCGTTCTGCCAGAACGGTGAATTTTGCCCCGGCTTGGTATCCAGCCACGCCGTGAAGTCGGGAACGCCTTTGTTAACTGGTTTACGAAATTCCTCGAGAGCAGCTGTACCTGCAGCAATAAAGCGCCGGCCTTCACCACTTGCCATTCGAGTTGACGCTTGAACCGCTTCTTTTGCTTCATTGCTCAGATCATTTATCGCTTGCCCGGCATGGGTGTACCACATCTTTGTCAGCAAATTGCCGGTTACTGAGCCGATCGAACCGACACCGAACCAGTTGCCGTAGGGATCATTCAGCCCCTGGTATGTCATTTGTTCTGCCTTCGAGGCGCCTTCTTCCTCCATCTGCTTGACATGTTCGAGCACACGTTGATGCTGTGTTTCGAGGTCGGGGATACCGGCTGCTTTAGCAATTGCCCCAAGGTCCAATCCACCGACTGCAATAGGACCTTCCTCTTTGACGCCTAGTGTACCCATGGGGTCGTAGACGGCATCTCGGCCAGGCTTCATCAGATCGTCGCCATAGGTGAGGCGATCTGCCCTCTTTAGGTAAGCCTGCGTCTGCTCAGTCCATGGGCCTAGTCCAGCAAAGCTCCGGCCATTCGCGATGTATTGATCAGCGTGTTCAGGACCAGCGTTATAGGCAACTAGAATTGCATCAGTTTGCCCGTGGTAGCGTCTGCTGAGATCGTCAATGATCGCATTGTGGACCATCGTATTGTAACCAGGCTCGTGCAACCGAGCTGGATCAAAGCCATAGGACTTCGCTGTACTGGGCAGGATCTGAAAGCGGCCAACGGCGCCAGCTGATGACACTGCAGCATCGGGGTCGGCCAAGCCACCAGTCTCAAGCTTTCGAATGACCCCGCTTATGTTCTGATGCACCGGACCAAAGTTAGGTTGGTCTCGGGTTACCGCATCTGCGGTGGGACCGTCGTTGATGTCAGGGAGCTGTCCGGTGGCCGCCCAGTGGTCAAGAACGTTCTTCCGGGTAGTATGGACCGTCTCCGGTGATATGGGCATGGACGACCGCCGCAGGGCTTCCAGGCTATGGTCGAGGAGATCCTGGTTGCTCGGCAGTTGTGTCTTCAGATCGGGCACCTCCGGGAAGCCAGCGCCGTGATAGGCATCATGGAAGTCATCAGGCCCCAAGGTGTGACCGTCCTGCAGCAGCTGTGCGTATGAGGCTCGAATGTTCGAAGTGGTCGGGTTATCTTTATCGGGATGCTCCTGCGGCTGATATAGTTTCTCAGCGGCAGCATTAGCCGCAGCTAAGTCCGGTCGACGCGCAGCAATAGACCCAACGGGGTAATCAACCACGTAGCTCCCCCCGAGCTGCAGCCATTCGGCGTTCAGCGTCCAATCGATCCCGCATTATCTGGGGATCGCCAAAGCCCATTTTACCCAGCATATCCCAGTAGTCACCCCCAGCTGCAAGATGCTGTTGCTGTGCGTCGGTCAGCTCTTGATTGATTTGATCCCACGACGCACCCTGAGCCCGAGCGTAGGCCATTACGTTGTGAACTTTTATCATTTGAATAGCCTGTGGAGGAGACTTTCGGGAACCTCCCCAGTCGGTGGGATTGGTGCCGCGACTCCTCCAGAAGGCAGCGGCGCAGTTACTCCTAGACCGGAACCGGCATTTGGCATACCAGGTTGCATGAATTGAGGACTCTTCCAGAACTCTGGCGGTTTATCAGCGATACCCGTCAAAAACTCAGGCAATTTTCCTTCTCGTTGGGCCTTTGCTACCCCCGCATTAAACCATGTTTGAAACCGGATATATTCAGGCTTAGCAGGCATTCCCGGTACCATACCAAACTTCCCTGCAGCCATCGATAGAGTATCTTTGATTAGCTGGTTATCATCATGACGCTCGGGACCGGCTTTGTTGATCCGCTCCATCATCGTGTAGGTATTGGATAGATCCTTCTGGGAAAGCTTGGGAGCAGCCTCATAGAGCTGTTGCGGCGTTAGGTCACCGGACAGTGCTTGCTTCTGCAGACCGGCAAGGATAGCCGGGTCAGAGACAACGTCCTTGCCGGACTTCGCTCGCTCGGAAATGCTGCTGACCATCTTTACAAGTGATTCGGCTTCTCCTGCTGTTTTTCCAGGCATGGCATTGGCGTCAACGATATCATGATAGGTCGTTTGACCAACTCGCAGAGTTCCGTCTGGCTGCATCATTCCAGTGAAAATATCTGCAACTTTATCGTTGTAAGCCTTTTTCTCGATCCTGGTTTGCTCAGCAAGATCCGCCTTACCCTGAACCTCGATAACTTTGTCTTGGGCATTAGCCTCGTTGACGAGACGCTGCTGTTCTTCTGGTGAAAGGTAGGGCCCGTATTTCTTCACCATCTGGCGAGCGGCACTTGGATTTGGCAGGATATTAGAGTCAGGGTTGCCGCGAATAACCGAATTAATCGTCGCTAAAGCAACCTGGCCTAACATCCGCTGCTTGATCCCCTTCAATTCCTCAGCACTTCCAGGGGTCAGCGTATGATTTGCCACCAGTGCGTCAATCTGGGTACTCATCATAGCTAAACTGGCGTCGAGCGTCTCCGGCTTATTGGTAGAGATCGAGGCAAACGTGTTCGCCATCATCCCAAGGTCAGTCTTGGTCTTATGATCGGCCGCAATCGCCATCTCAGAGGGCAGCATTGTCCCCAGGATGTGGTTGCGCATCTGGTCAACCTGGGTGATCGCGTGCGCTCGAGCGCCAGGTGTATTAGCTTGGCCTTCCCAGTTGTCGAGCTGGGTCTCCAGGTTATCGCGAAACTTCTGGATAGCGGCTGGATCATTGGACTGGATCGCCGCGTGCATCTGGTCGACGGTATCGCTCAGCAATTTGGCTTGACCGGGCCCCATGCTGCTGATCTCTTGCAGCGTCTGATGCTGCTCAACCTGCTTGCTGATTGCTTCGGCACCGGCTCCCAGGGCTCCCAGTCCGCGGCCGATGTCCTGGCCGGCCTGTCGAGTGTACTGAGCCTGTTCGTTGGTCAGCCGGGAGATATTGCGAGCGCCCTGTTGAAGCGCTTGGATGCCTTCCTCAGAAGGCTGCACCCGAACACCGGACGCCGCCTGACGCCCCTGGATAACGGTAAACTCAGGTATGGCCGGCATCGCTCACTCTAAGCTTGAACGATTCTCCATTTGCTTCTTTGCAAATCATGGCAGTCAGCAACGCATACAATTCCTCAGAATTTTCTTTATCTGTCACATGCTGTGCCAACACCTCTTTTGGAAGGATATCGAACGCGATCTTCATCGCTTCTTGTATGGTCATGGGAGGAACGGGATCACCGCTGCTGCACCTTTGGCGATACCACCCAGTAACCCGAGGAAGCCCCCGGTATCAGCAGCACCGGCCGCAGCTTGAGCAGCTTTTGAGGCTGCAGTCGCTTGAGCTGCTTCACCCTGTAGGGTCGTCTCTTGAATTTGGTAAGCGTTCTCCTGAATAGCTCCCTGCTCTCCGATCACAGCTGATGCAACACCGCCGAGCATGGCGTTCTGTTGCATGATGTACTGCTCTGATCCGCTGAGCCCCAAATTGTTCGCAGCGGTTGCAGCTGTGACCCCTGCCTGGGTCTGCCGCAGGGAACGGGCTGACATGTACTGTTGCAAATTTACGTTTTGCTGCTCGATCGTGAGATCTTGGCCTGCGATCTGGGATGCCTGGGAATAAAGCGAAGCCTCTTGGGCGTATCCCTGAGCGGCAGCTCGGTCACCGGCCGCGGTTGCCTGCCCTTGGATAAGCGAGCCGATGCCGCCGGCTATATCCCCTGCAGCCCCAATGGCCGGTCCAGCAAAAGAAGGAAGAGTAGGCATCAGCGTTCTTCTGTTTCAGCGAACGGCGTAATGTTGTTCAATACAAATGGGTAAGGACCGGTGATATTGAGAACGAGCTGGCCGTCCAGGCTCTCATCGGCATTAACTGTATCTTGCCAGATGCCATGAAATCGAACGTTATTGGGGTTGACTGGACCCCCAGGGTACTGCCGAAAGACCATTGGGTATGCCAGCTGATCATCAACGCCAATCATCACCTCGTTGTTATAGCCGACTGCGACGTGTGCCGACGCTTGATACGGCCGGCGAAGCTCTCCTACAGCCATCCCGGTCGGGGTGCGAGCCTCGTCCTGGACATCTTGGCGCAGCAATTTGACCGTCGAGGTATATTTCGACCCGATTAGAGTTGGGAGCGTACCCAATCCTTGGATAAAGCAAGCGCCATTGGTCCCTGATTGAACTACCTGAGTAGCGAGGTATGCCCTAGTTCCCAAGCCGCCAGGATCTGAACCGTAAGGCACAGTAACAGCGCCATTAAACACGGGGAAATCCCCAAAATAAATACCGGCCACGTATACAGAAACAGTGGGCGGTTGGTACCAGAGCCCCAAAAAGTACATGTTCGCGCCGTCTTCAACAGCCGAAAGGCCCACGAATATAGTCGGCTGAATCGCATTAGGCTGATAAAGACCGGTGGCTGCTCCGTCGAGGTGCCAGGCATACACATCTCCAATAAGGGGGTTGTAGGAGGGCATCAGGATTTGGCGGTAGAATGTACCCGAGAGAAAGCCCGTGCCGGTCGTGATTGCGAGAGCTTCAATAATTGTCCCGCCTGGACCAGGATACGCACTTTCCGAAATCGATGATACGAAGGGTGCGACCCCGGATAAAGAATGCTGATGCCATCCGTGGAAGTCGGGGGGCTGGTTAAGGAACCGGCTTGTGCGGCGATACGTGCAGCCACTGAGGCCACCACTGAAAGTCCGTGCCCAGATGACGGGGACGGTGTTGGCCGTGTATGCGAGTTTGCTGACGAAGTTGCTGACTGTCCGTGCGTGAGCATTGATTGGCAAAGCTCCTAATCTCTGCGAAAATGTATCCGCAAGATATTCCAATATGATGTTGCCGTACCGCTCGATGAAGATGTAGGACAATCCAGCATGAACCGGCTGCGCAAAATAACTGCCGAACTTAGTTACTCGATGCGCCTGCATCGTCGTCGGCGTCAGGATATTATTGTTGGCAGTTGAGGTAATCAGCCATTCCTCAGCCTGGGTCCCCAACACGATACCTTGCTGGTCCGGTGCCATCCAAACAGCTCGGTTGTTCGACGGCGACAAAATGGAGTAAGAGATTGCACTGCTGTCGAGCACATTGCCGTTGAAATCGGTCGGACGAAACGAAGTCGGCAATTGAACCTCGCTTGCATCTACCTCGTTTGGTACGGCTCCCGTAAGCCACAGTCGGCCCTCATGAAAGGTGCCGCAGCTCGGCCAGACATTGGCCGTATAGACCCCCAAGGTAAAGGTGGTGATCCCTAAACCGTTGGTGGCTAGAAGAGTAAAATTACTGAGATCGACCGAAACGTGGGCATTATCGATAAAAGCCGTGATCATGGTATCGACCCACTGAATAAGACCGAGGTCGATTGCCCAGAATGTCGGACTCAGGTCAGGCTGCTTACCCGCAGTCGGCGTCCCGTTTATAAAGAAGTACGAAACGTTTTGCCACATGACCGTAGAGCCGGCCGAATAAGTCGTCCCAGAATTATAAGGCGGAGGCTGTGAAAGCAATCTGATTGCCCGACCGGCATCAGTTGCTAAGAACCCGGCACCTCCGTTCGGCTGAACCGGTCCAGATGAAGTCAGCGTAACGATCCCCGTCGCTGCCGAAACAACCCCGTTCTGATCAAAAGAAAACTCCTGATAAGGCCCCTGGAAGTACGGATTTGTCACACTGAAGGACGGCCATGTCGTAGAGGTACCGGGTACCGTCAATGTTAAAACAGCCGGCTGGGCACCAAGGCAGAAAAAGTAGCACTGAAGCTCGTTATTAAATGTCGAAATAAGCGGACAAATGTTGAACAATTGCGCAACCGTGGTCCACTGCGGCACACTAAACGCAGCAATCTTGCCAATGTGGACGACAGCCGGAAGTGTTCCAGGAAGCGTTGAGCCATCAATCGGAATGCTGTAGTGAGTGCTGTTAATCTGGGTAACCTGCAGTTGACGGTTCAGGATGGGGGCCCAGTCGGTGGTACCGTTGAGCATCCCGGCCCCGATTTGGATCAGCACAATATCCCCGGTATTCCAAGTTACCGGTGCAACAAGTGTAAGGACCGCTGGGAACGTAGGTGTTATGGCAGTAACAGTAGTTGGGAACCCAGACAGAAGGGGTTGGTCTCCTTGCCATAAACGAAGAACGCTGCCCTGTCCCAGGGACACCGAGATCTCGATATCATAGATTGCCTGGCCCGCGATATCCCAAGAGAAGTTGACCCCAAATTGACCGTTCGGAGTCGGGCCACACATGCGAGTACCCGAGCGCCTAACCCAGGACCCTTCTTCCTGAGGCATCCCATTGCGACTTTGATCAAGCGCAGTCTTGTACTCAGGAAGATCAAGCCGACCGTGTGCCGATGGGCTCCATTCTCCGCCCAAGAAATTTGATTGGGTCCAACTGCTGCGAGCCATATCTCATAGGCGGCATGTTAAAAGGTCGTCGACCGGGGGCTCTACAGAGCCGGCTTCGATCGCGTTGATCTTAAGCGCGTCATCCATTGTTTCGTCAAGGACAGCCTTGGCCCGCTGGAACAAGTCGTTACGCTCAGGCTGCAATATTGGTTGGACTGCTCGAGCAATCGAGGCTGCAAAGGCTTCGCAGAACAAATCGTCCATCGCGAACACGTCGGTTATGTCCGCTACAAAACGATAAATGATAGGCTTGGTATCTTGCGTTACAATGAAGCCACCCTCGAGCTCGCGATCATCGTACCAGACGCCACCTGACGGGGCGCCCAACCATCCGATGTTTCCGTGCTTTGGGTCTGAGGGAGCTTCCCGGAGACAGTTTGCCGGCAATTTGTAAGCGTTCAAAGTCAATGTGTCGTCTACCGGGCCGCTTGTGATCGGGTAGTTGATCGGCATCGTCGAAAGGGTGCCAGCAATATATTGCCAGCTGTTCGAGAAGGCCCGCGGGCTCGGTGAAACTACATTGGTCCAAGTACCAACCCACATCGTCATCGGCAGCCAGTACGCAAACAGCTGGTCCGTCGCCGGGTTCTGCCCCGTGTTCGCAACCAGACATTGGTACACCTGGCTGTCTGAGCCCCATGCATGATCTCCCACAGAGTATGGATTAGTCGAACTCCAAGTAAGCAATGCGTCGGACTGCACGAGATCCGGCTGATTGCCGATGTTGAGGTCGACCGTGCTTTGATAAACCTGCGCTCCCAAGACTTCACTGCCTGCCGAGATCCCCAACAGCCACAGTCCCAAAGGGGGAAACGCTGCCAGCTGGCCCTGTGCATAGGTAATGCCGGCATCCCAGGGGTCAGCAAGCAGCGGACCGTTTGGTGCATTGGTGCCGGCCGGCTGAACTGTCGACGAAGGAATGTTCGGGGGCCTGTTTGCGGTTGTCAGGGTAGCTCGGAAGACCAGATACGTACCGTCGCCTTTCGGTAAGTACGTCAATTCCCCCGTATGATACCCGACCGTTCCCGGTCCAGCTCCATAAGGAGTAATCCCAACACCCACCGGGGTCTGTGGGAGGTACGGGTTTATATCAATCGCTTGCAATAGGGGTGGCGTCGGGGTTGGAATGTTCCACGGCGTCACGGTAAGTGGCCCGAAATACTGCTCCCATCCAGAGCTGGGCTGGCCCGGTGTTCCACCCGCATTTTCGATTGTCGCAATGTAGAGGACACCCTGGTAAGATACAATCGATCCTGCTTCGTATATGCCAGCTGTCCAAGCCGCTGGCGACAAAAGAACCGTAGTAGTGGCGACCGGCCGAAGAGCCGCACGTCGCGTGGCAAACGTCCATACGTGTCTCCGCAGCATTGCTCGACGGATCTTGTCATAGAGAAAGCCTGCCTCAATTGCCCCAGGAGAGAAGTCCATAAGCGTCTGGATACGCGGCACCTCAAGGATCTGCAGAGCCCGATTGATGATATCGACGGGGGCCCCGTACTGGCTCATTGATCGAGCATCCCCGCTCGCGATTTACCAAGCTGCTCCCAAAGATCATCGGATATCTGCTTTGCCCAAGTTGGATCTTCGGCAAGCCACCCCCTCATAGCCATCTCAATATCGGCGATGGGCGACAATTTAGCTTTCGGCGGAGCTACAGCTTGATCGACACTTTGTCTACCAAGGTGCTCGACCGACGGCGCCGGGTGTGGCCTCTTCATCACTTACCTTCCTTGTGGTTGCTGCTGTTGCTGCGGTCGCGGTGGCTGCTCGAGCACCCGAGCACTCTTCAACATCTCTTCAATCGGTTCGTCACTGGCAGCCTCGATTGTCTGAATGATCTTAGCCAAGGCAATTCGAGCTTCATAACGCTGCTCAGCCAATTGTCGCTTCTGCATGTTTTGGGTCAACATCTCAGCCAGTCCGTCGACACACATCTTGGCTGCCAAGGCGTCACAGAAGAGCGGGTCCATCAAAGTGACATCCATCACGTTGCTGGCGTAACGCAATATCACTGACGGCTGTCCGGTCACCAGGTAGCCCCCCTCGATAGAATAATCAGTCGATTTGATACCGCCCGTGACCGCTTGGGAAAGCTGGTTCGGCTGCCGCGGGTTCTGATCTGCAAGCCGAACAAAGTCAGTGGGGAGACTAAACTTATTGCGGGTCAACTGGTTCTGATAAACAACCGTGCCTGACAATTCCAATGTCTGATAAGCAATCGAGAAACCCCAAACATGCTCACGAAGCAATGCCTGCCGGGCCTTGTCATAAAGAAAGCCAGCCTCGTCTGCATTGCGGCTCCCAGAGAGCGAAGTGATCCTGGCGCACCCGATCTCCTGTAATGCCTTGTTGCAGATATCGATATTGGTCGTGTACTCGGTCACTTCGGCGGCACCGGCATCTCGGGCTTAGAATGAGGCGGTGGCGCCCCTGGATCAGGCAAATGATTTTCCGGTGTAGCACACACGTACATGACGGTAAGCGCATGATCGACAAAAACATGGTAGCCAGCAATGCCAACCAATGCCCAGATACCGATCGTCGATATAATGAAAAACTGTTTGAGTGTCATATCAATGAATGATCCAGTTGGCCCCATTGCAGACTGCAATGACTTGGTTGCTACCCCCACCCGTATTGATGACAGCGCCCCAGGTAATTGAAGGGGTGGCTGTATTCACGTCAGGAACACGAAATATAGCCCCCGACTCCCCGCTATTGCAGGTCGGCAGCGCAGCGAACAGCTTGGATACTAAAGAGAGAGAACCATCCGTATTATTGACGATCCCAGCCACACCCCCTGGATTAAGGAAGACACTCTTAGAGGAGGAAAGATTAACCCCGCCGGCAACCGTGCCAAAACCCACGCTACCAACTATCGTGCTGCCAACTAAGAACTGGGCCCCACCTGAGATCGTACTGGCTAAGCCGCAGCTGTCAGACAAAGTAGCAGCATTGTAAGATTGGTTGATACCACCGCCAATTTGGTAAGGCCGGTCACATCCAGTAGTACCATCAAAACCAGGTCCGATCAGCTTTCCCGTTGATCCATTGAAAGGAATCAGCTCGAGCGGATCGGTATTTTGCATCGAGAGAATTGCGTTTGACGGCACTTG